TTAGAACTATTGTTGATAATGCTTTAAAAGCAGGACAAGATAAAAACATAGGCCACGAATATAATAAGGATATTGAATCTCGTTACAGAGATGAAGTACGTAGTGTAGTTCCTACTCCATGGCCCCTAATTGATGAATTGCTTTGTGGTGGTTTAGGGGGTGGTGATTTTGGTTTGATATTTGGTAATCCTGGAGGTGGTAAGTCATGGACATTGGTTGCTTTAGGAGCTTGGGCAGTAAAATTAGGTTACAATGTAGTTCACTACACACTTGAGTTAAGTGAAGGATATGTTGGTAAACGATATGATGCTTATTTCGCCAATAAAGCAGTTAATGTAATTGGAAGCTTTAGAGCAGACGTTGAAAAAGCAGTAAATGAATTACCAGGTACCCTTACAATTAAAGAATACCCACCAGGTAAAGCAACTATAACAACAATCCAATCACATATTCAAAAATTAACTGACCTTGATAATAAACCAGATTTGGTAATTATTGACTATGTAGATTTACTTCGTGCTAAACGTAATAGTAAAGAAAAAAAAGAAGAGATTGATGATATATACTTAGCTACAAAGGGTTTAGCCCGTGAGTTAAATTTACCCGTTTGGTCAGTATCTCAAGTTAATCGTGCAGGTGCCAAAGATGATGTTATTGAAGGTGATAAAGCAGCCGGTTCATATGACAAAATTATGATTACTGACTTTGCAATATCATTATCAAGAAAACGTCAAGATAAAGTAAATGGTACTGGTCGTTTCCATATTATGAAAAATCGTTATGGGATGGATGGATTGACATACTTTGCTAAAATAGATACAGCTACAGGTCATATAGAAATGGACGAAGAGCCAATGGATGAAGATGGAATGGATAATCCGTCATCTAAACCTCCAACTCCTTTTGCTGGTGGGATGGTAAGCACAGATGAAAAAAAGCATTTAAGTAATTTTTTGAAACTTAAAATGGAATCGTAGTATATATTATATTTATGCTCACAAATCAAAAGTATTATGGTAAAGGTTCTTAAATTCTCGGCTGCGTGGTGCGGACCGTGCAAGATGTTATCTCCTATTTTCGAACAAGTAAAAAAGGAAATATCCGGAGTTAATTATATAGATATTGATGTAGATACACATCCTGAGCTTGTACAAGCTTACTCAGTAACAGGAGTTCCTCTTGTTATAATTGAAAAAGATGGAGTAGTAACTAATACCATTGTTGGGGCTAAACCTAAATCTGTATATACAAGCGCTATACAGAATTTACTTTAATTACAGCGCACACGAAGTAAAAATTCCATATATTTATTGGAAACAATTATTTATGAAATACTACGTTAGCGGTCATATTCAAAGTGGAATATATAAAATAACAAATAAAATTAATAAAAAACATTATGTAGGTAGTGCTTATGATTTATATAAACGATATAAAGAACATAGAAGTGCATTAACAAGTAATAGACATCACAACAATCAGCTTACTAGATTTGTAAACAAGTATGGCATAGATAATTTAGAATTTAATTTATTAGAAGAATGTAAACCAGAAGAATTAGAGTTAAGAGAACAGTATTATATTAATAATAATAAAAACTTATTTAACGAAACAATAGATGTTAAATCGTGTAATAGAGGTAAAAAACTAAGCGAAGAACACAAACAACGAATAAGCAAAAGTATTAAAGATAAAAATATAACACGATCTGAGGAAACTAAAAATAAAATTAGTGAGGCAAATAAAGGAAAAGTAGGTAAATATAAAAGAACAAATAAAATAAAACAAACTGTAGCTGATAAGATAAAAAATAATACTGAACGAAGTAAAAAAATATCTGAAGCATTAAAAGGAAGAAAAATAACTTGGATAACTAATAAAACAAAATAAAAGAATGGATACAACACAGGCAATTTTATCAGATATTACCTGCTATATGAAATATAGCAAATTTAAACCAGAATTTAATAGAAGAGAAACATGGGAAGAATTAGTAACAAGAAATAAGGAAATGCATCAAGCAAAATTTCCACAATTAAAAGATGAAATTGAAGAAGCTTATAAATTGGTATATGACAAAAAAGTGTTGCCGTCAATGCGTAGCTTACAGTTTGCTGGAAAACCCATTGAACTTAATAATGCTCGTATATTTAATTGCTCTTTTTTGCCTATTGATGACTGGCGTTCCTTTAGCGAAATAATGTTTTTGCTTTTAAGTGGATGTGGAGTAGGTTACTCAGTACAAAAACATCATATTGAGCAATTACCTGAAATTAAAATTCCTATTAAATCAAAAAGATATTTGATTGGTGATAGTATTGAGGGGTGGGCTGATGCTGTTAGAATGCTTTGTAAAGCATATTTTACAGGTGCACCCCTTCCTTTATTTGATTTTAGGGATATTAGACCAAAAGGCGCCCAGTTAATCACTGTAGGTGGTAAAGCACCTGGTCCAGAACCATTAAAAGAATGTTTATTTAACTTACAAAAGGTATTTGATAGAAAGAAAAATGGTGAAAAAATTTCTCCATTAGAAGCTCATGATATGGCTTGTCATATTGCTGATGCTGTATTATCAGGTGGTATTCGTAGAGCAGCATTGATCTCATTATTTAACTTAGATGATGAAGAAATGTTGACATGTAAATTTGGTAATTGGTGGGAAGAAAACCCACAACGTGGACGTGCCAATAACTCAGCTGTAGTTATTCGTCATAAAATAGATGAAGAAGAATTCTTCAAATTATGGAAGAAAATTGAATTAAGTGGATCTGGAGAACCAGGCATTTACTTTAGCAACGATAAAGATTGGGGTACTAACCCATGTTGTGAAATTGCTTTACGCTCTTATCAGTTCTGTAACCTATGTGAAGTAAACGTTTCAAACGTTGAGTCACAAGAAGATTTAAACGAAAGAGTACGTGTAGGTGCCTTCATTGGTACATTACAAGCTGCGTATACTGATTTTCATTACCTAAGAGATATATGGCGTAAAACAACTGAGAAAGATGCTTTATTAGGAGTGGGAATGACAGGTATTGGTAGCGGTGCTATTTTAAAATATGATTTGAAAAAAGCAGCTGATTTAGCTAAAGAAGTAAATGCTGAAATAGCTGAGAAAATTGGTATTAATAAAGCTGCTCGTGTAACTACAGTTAAACCAAGTGGTACTTCATCATTAGTATTAGGTACATCATCTGGTATTCATGCTTGGCATAATGATTTTTACATTAGACGTATTCGTGTAGGTAAAAACGAAGCAATTTATACTTACTTATCTATTAATCATCCTGAATTAGTTGAAGATGATTTCTTCAAACCAACTATTCAAGCTGTAATTTCAGTTCCACAACGTGCTCCAGAAGGATCTATCTTAAGAACTGAAGATGTAATGGATATGCTTGAGCGTGTTAAGAAATTTAACACACAATGGGTTAAAAAAGGACATCGTAAAGGTGCTAACACAAACAATGTATCAGCTACAGTGTCAATTAAAGAAGGTGAGTGGGAAAAAGTAGGACAGTGGATGTGGGATAATAAAGAAACATTTAATGGGTTATCAGTATTACCTTATTTTGGAGGTACATATACTCAAGCACCATTTGAAGATATTACTAAAGAACAATTTAATGAAATGATAACTCATTTACATGGTATTGACTTAAGTAAAGTAGTAGAGTTTAGTGATGAAACAGCATTAATGGACCAAGCAGCTTGTGCTGGGGGCGCTTGTGAAATAGTATAGCAATGGACGAAACAAGATTTTATACAGACGAGAAAACGGGGTTCATAGTTATGACCCCGTTTGCTCATTTGGTACGAGGATCTTGTTGTGGTAATGGTTGTAAACATTGTCCTTATGATAAACATTATCAAAAACCAATGTTGCGTAACGTTGTTGTAAAAATTGAACATAGTGAATTAGCTGAATATGTGAATAAAAAATTTAAAACTAATTTGGTTATTCAAGAATAATATCATAGATTTACAAAAAATAGGTTATGTTTGTTGAACACAAAAAAGAAACAATATTGGCTGAAGTAGGCAAATTACAACGTCTTAATTACAACCAGTTTTTCTGGTGGAGAAAGTTCCGCCCCAAACAAAAACAATTACATAAATATTCTTATACAGTTGCCAAAATCAAAAATGGCGATTTTGACTTTTCTCATTACTACTGGCAAGCACAATATGCGTTGCTTGAAATGAATGAGAAAACAGGACATATCCAACATCCATCAGCACGTCATGAGGCACAAGCTTTATTTCGTGAGCGTTATAGACGTTTAATGAGGGATTTTGAAAAAGATGAAACTGAACGTTTAGAGGCATTTTACACTGACTGCCGTAAAACTCTCAAACTATCAAAACGACAAGTAGAAGAAATGGCGCTCAATTTTGATGGTACACTAGAGGAGTTTTATATTGACTTGCAATCAAAATATCAAAATAAACCTCAACCAGTACCTGATTTTAATAATTTTGGTAAACGTAAAAGAGGTAGACCTAAAAAAATAATAAATGAGTAAATTTCAATCAACAAAATTATTTGATGGATACAGTTGTGTATTCCGTCAATGGAAAGCAGAAGGAACACACTGTAGATTCCTTCATGGTTATGGTGTTTCATTTAGAGTATGGTTCGAAGGTGAACTTGATGAACGTAATTGGGTTTGGGATTTTGGAGGAATGAAACGCTCTAAAGGTACTATTGATGGTATGAATCCTAAAGCATGGATGGATTATATGTTTGACCATACAACTGTTATATCTGAAGATGATCCATATCGTGCCTATTTTTATAATATGGAAAGAGAGGGCATCATTCAATTGAGAGTACTTCCTGCTGTTGGAGCTGAACAATTCGCAAAATTCATTTACGGAAAATTAAATACATTTGTTCAGGAAGAAACTGATGGTAGAGTTAAAGTTGTAAAAGTAGAATTTATGGAAAACAATAAAAACTCAGCTACATATGGAGAATGACCCAATGTTAGAAAATAATAGCTATTATGATATAGATATCATTAATAAAGCTAACAAACCTATTTTTAAGAAAATACAGGAATGGGAGAAAAAATATGCTAATGCCTCTAGTAATATGGGTAAATGGTATTGCCAGATTCAAATTGATAGATGGAAGAAAAAACTACATCATTATAAATAATATGAAAGTATCACACGAACTACCTTTAGGGTTAATGCACAAAGCATATGAGTGGAATGATTATGATTATTGTCTCCCTCATTTGATTGACAAGTATCAACAGTATAGACTATTTTTCCAAAAATCACGTTTAGATAAACGTTTTATCATTATGGATAATGGGTTATTTGAGGGAGTAACTCATACAAAAGAAGATTTATTTGATAAAATTAATTTAATCCGTCCTAGTGTTTTTGTAGTTCCAGATGAATGGAATGATGCTAATAGAACTTTAGTAAATGCTAAAAGTTGGATGATTAATTATAAACCTAATCTACCCGATGGAGTTGAATTAATGGCTGTTTGTCAAGGACAAGATATAGATGAATTAACTAGAGTTTATACTACGCTAATTGATTTAGGATACAAATATATAGCAATTAACCATTCTAGTATTGCTTATGAAAAATCATATCCAGGTGAAATGCCTAAGTTAAAAAAACAAATGTATGGCAGAATGGAATTTCTTAGAAGATTAGTTGAAAAAGATATTGTTAGAAAAGGTATTCATCATCATTTGCTCGGTTGTTCATTGCCTCAAGAGTTTATGGCTTATACTGGGTGGTCATGGGTCAAAACAGTAGATACATCTAATCCAATATTAGTTGGAGCAGAGGGACATCGTTACACAGACAGTGGTATTCATTTCAAACCAGAAAATAAATTAGAACATTACATAGAAATGAATTTGGAGGATCGAATGGAAGATATTACCTTTAATGTAAACAAATTTAAAAGTTATGTCAAGTAAAATGGTATCATTGTATGATTATTTAGGTCGCCCTGCAGGTAAAGCATTAGGATGGGCTGTTGGTAGACAAGCATCCTTAGCTGGAGTTGATGTTCAAAAACGTCATGTAGAAAATAAAGCTTATACAGGATGGGTAAATTTGTATAATGAAGAAGTATTAAAAATATTCTTTAAAAATCCATCTAATAAAGCTATTATTGATGCTGATGAAAAAGCATACCGTGAAAGACAAATAAGGAGGAGAATATGGGGAAGATAAAAGAAGCATTATTTGAAGTAATCAATAGTAGAAATGACGATGGTATTGATCTAGACTATCAATACGAACAATATCTACTAGAACAAAATAAAATTAAGCGTAATAATTTACGCAAGTCGCTTGAACAAGACGTAAGCGATAAACAAGTAAATACTGTCTTAAATAATATTAAGTTGAAATGAAACAAGCAGTTTTATCATTGTCAGGTGGAATGGACTCAAGTTCATTATTGTTACACCTGTTAGCTAATGGCTACGAAGTAACAGCATTAAGTTTTGATTATGGACAAAAGCATCGTGTTGAATTAGAGCGTGCTCAATCATTAGTTGAGTATATCAATTGGAATCCAACAAGAGTATTTCATCATGATCATGCACCAGAAGGATTTGAGCAAGCATACCCATTAGTAAAACATCAAGTAATTAAACTAGATGGATTACAACAATTACTAAACTCAGCTTTAGTAACAGGTGGGGCTGATGTTCCTGAAGGACATTATGAACAAGACAACATGAAAGAAACAGTTGTACCTAACCGTAATAAAATATTTAGCTCAATTATCCAAGCAGTAGCATTATCACTTGCAACTAAACCAATTACTGATGATTGCTCTATAGGACAAAATGTAGCTATTGCTATGGGTATTCACGCTGGTGATCATGCTATTTATCCTGATTGCAGACAAGAATTTAGGGATGTTGATTTTGAAGCATTCAAAACAGGTAATTGGGATAGTCATTTAGTTTATATTCATACTCCCTATCTTGAAATGAATAAGTATGATATTTTAGTAGATGGAGAATCATGCTGTGAAAAATTAGGATTAGACTTCGATGAAGTATATAAGCGTACCAATACTTCTTATAAGCCAATTTGGATTGACGGAGATGGAGGTAATAATAGAAATATTGTTGACGGACAATGGTACTCCGACTACAAATCAGCTGCATCAGTAGAACGTATTGAGGCATTTATTAAATTAGGACGTCCTGATCCTGTAGAGTATGCTGATGAAACTGGTCCTGTAAGCTGGGAAGTTGCTAAAGCACACGTAGAAAAGGTATTGTATGAACATAAAAAAACAAATATATGATTTACATATTTAAATTTATTTTGGTAATGTTGGCTATGATAGTAGCTGATGTATGTTGGACTTTCTATTTTATTAAAGTAGAAGAACGCAAAGTAATAGCATCAGGTATTTGGTCATCACTTATTATTATAGCAAGTGCCTTTATTACAACAAGTTATGTAGAAGATAGATCATTAGTACCTGCTGCTGTTTTAGGAGCATTTATTGGTACTGCTGGTACTGTATATTATAAAAAGAAAAAAGAAAATAAATGAGTAAAATAGACCCACACAAACTACTTATTAGTAGTGATTTCTATTCAGTACAAGGTGAAGGTATTTCATCTGGGGTTCCATCGTATTTCGTTAGATTAGGTATCTGTAATCTAACTTGCGGTATGAGCCGTAAATTCGCTAACCAATTAGAGAAGGAAAAATCATTAGAAGACGGAGAAATATTCGTTGGTGATTTACACGCTGAAGGTAAAGCAACTTGGACTTGCGATAGTACATCTCAGTGGTTATGGAGAGGCGAAGATAAAGAGTTCCAATATCTAATTGATCGTTGGAAAGAACAAGGCATCTATAATGATGTTAAAGAAGGTAACATTCATATTATTTGGACTGGTGGTGAACCAACAATTAAAGGTCATCAAGCAGCTATTTGTAACTTCTTAGCTTATTGGTATGAGCAAGATATGTCAATCACACCATATAATGAAATTGAAACAAATGGTACTGTTTATATTGAGGATGAATTGTTTAGACAATTAGACCAAATTAATTGCTCCCCTAAATTAGCTAATTCAGGTATGTCTAAAAAGCAACGTTTTGTTGAACCTGCTCTTAGACGTATTATGGAACATGATAATTATCAATTTAAGTTTGTTATTAGTGTTGAAGATGATATCAAGGAAATATTTGATGAGTTTGTAACACCACTTGAAGCACCACTTAAAAATATAGTTTGTATGCCTGGTTTAGATGATCAAGATGATTTCCACGAGCGTACTAATTTCGTTTTGGAAATGGCTAAAATCTATAAATTTAGAGGTCTTACTCGTTTGCACATCTCAGCTTGGAATAAAACATTAAACGTATAATATGCCTAAATACAAAATAATGGGTGAACGTACCCTAGTAGAAGCTTGGAGTTACATCGTTGAAGCAGATGATGTCGATCAAGCAATTGAAATGGTTGAAGAATGTCCTGATGGATTATGTGAAGGAATTGAACGTCAAGATGACGATCAGTGTTATGAGGATAGTACTGAGTTTTCATTTCTGGAAGAGATTGAAGAGCCAAAGCCAAAGAAAAAGGCTAATCCAAAACAGATGAATGGAAAGAAAAGTGATGAACCATTTAAGAAAACCAGGAAAAAGAAAAAATGAAAGAATTAGATTTGCATGGGGTATCTCATTATGATGTACGAGATATAGTTGAAAATTTTGTTTTGCTTAATGCTAGAAACTTACCTATACGAATCATAACTGGATATTCAAATCACATGCGTATTCTTACTGAAAATATTTTAATAAAACATAGTTTTGACTATCATGTCCCTTCTCATAACGCAGGTGAAATAATAGTAGTACATGATAAAGAATATACCTTATGCAATTCACAATAACATTAGAGCAATTATATTTTGGTGTTTTCATTTTTGTATCAATAATGCAAATATATTTGATACGTAAAATTGATAAAACTAAAATTGAAATAACTAACCAAAATAAAGAAATTCAGAAAATTTGGGAACAGATTGGAATGATAGCTTCAACAATTGCTATAAAACATTTGGAGCTTGAAAAGGAAGTTAGTAAATTAAAAGAAAAAATAGAAAAAGAATAATATGGAATTATTAAAAAAATCAAACGGTAATTTACCTCGCACACAGAAAGAAATCGATAAGATGATTGACAAAGCAGCTGATGCGTATGGTAAATTCCTTAATGCTGTTGGGTTTGACTATACAGCAGACAGACAAACAGTAGATACTCCTCGTCGTGTAGCTAAAGCATGGCTTAAGGATTTGATTGTAGGTAGCATTACTGACGA